GTTCCAGGAGTAAATGTAGCGCCACCTGAATTAGTCATTGATGCTTCATTAGCAACTTTTTTATAAGAATCAGGATAATTTTTTCTAATATGAGTACGATAACGATTAAATTCTGCTTTTATTTTAGCAGCTATATCGTCTACTACTTTATCATCAGTTTTTTGATCTAATTGTGCAATAGCCTGCCTTAATTCATCAAATTCTTTAAATACAGAATCAAATGCTGGGACGTAATTAACATCCCAACTAATAGCGCCAGTTGTAGGATCAATACCTTTAACAGTGGTTTTTATACCTTTATCTGTTTTAGTATCCCCTACCTTAAACGGTTCTTCTTTTAATTTGTATTTATAGTTTGTCATTTGCTACCTTAATCTCTTTAATTAGCTCATAATATTGTAACAAATCAACTAAATTATCATTTGACACTTTATTATTTTTATCTAATTCAGTAAGAAGTTTAGAGATTTCTTGTACTTTTACTTGAGTAGCTTTATCTTTAATATTTTTTGCTTCTTTATTTAAGGAAGATTTTAATTCTTCAATTTTAGTATTATAAAATTCTCTTAAACTAGGAGTTGAATCTATAGCATTAATAAATTCTTTAAGAACTTGCTTTTGTTCATTAGATAAATCTTGGTATTTACTATTAAACTTTTCAAGAAGTACTTGATAAGTTAATATTCTTAAATCTTTATCGTACGTTTGAAATTCTTTAAGTATATCTTCTTTTACTTCTTTAGTCTTAACATTTTGTTTAGTTAAATATTCTAAAAGATTTACTTTATTATTTACTAATTGGTCAGTATCGGTTATATCCTTAGTATTATACCCCTCAATCAAAGTATATAAAGAAGCTAATTCTTTATAATTTTTAATATTAGTTCCAAAAAACTCATCTAAATTATATTTAGTTTTAATCTCGGAAATTAAATTATATTTTTGTTTTCTTAAAGAGGTACGATTAAATTTTTGAGAGGTTTCTAAAATAGTACTAATAACTACATTAGCTCTACCTTCATTTAAAACCTTAGATTTTATAACCGATTCGTATAGTTTATATTCACGGCCTAATTCGCTCTTAACAAAATACTTTTTAATTAAATCAATAGCTGGTGAATCAGTACCTTTTAAAGTATCAGCTGTAGCTTGTCTAACTAATAGCTCAAACAGGATACCTGTATTTTTGTACTTTGAGTGTTTAATCTTCATCAAAAAATATATTTATTTATAAATATGTGGAGGATACTACTCCTTTAATTGTTTTTCATCCAATAAAGATTCACCTTTTTGGTCTTCTTCAAATACTAAACGCTTTTTTGGTATTTTCTTAAACATATCTTTATTCTGTAGATAAACACTTTGTGCTGTCTCTAAAGTTAAAGCATTGCGGTTTGTATCTGTTTTACTATTATTAGCATCATTCTTATCAGTGTCTTTCATACGTTTAACACCTAAACGATCTTTTCCAAAATTACCATCTTGGGTATTAGTTTTAACAATAGAATCTTGTGGACGTCCTAATTCAGAATCCTTATTATAACCATCAGGAACGTTACCCGGGTCAGAATATGATCTTCCTTTACCATATAAAGAAGCTAAATCATGGGGTGTACCATATGATTTACCAGTTTCAATAGGATCATTACCTTCTTCTTCAATTTGATTTAATCTAAAGTTACGCTTAGCATCTTCTCTAGTTAAATCCCTATATTCATCATATTGATCTTCACTTAAGTTGTAAATATTATCATAAATCCAGTCAGTAGGTACAAGTTTTTGATCAAGTAACGCCTGAGATAATTCTGCTTTGGATTTTAATAATTCAACTTTTTCTTGTTCAAATATAATAGATGGGGTAGTTAATGTAATTTCAAAATTAGTTAAGCTTTCATCTGTATACCCTTGAGTATATAGATGTACTAAAGCAATTTTGTTTAATTCCGATAGCATAATACGTTGAATACGTTCAACTGTACGAGCGAATCTAATATCTTCAGCGGCTAGTGTAGCTTTACCTTCAATATCTTCTTCATATCCCATAAATGCTTTTGGTACTTTAAGAGCAGCAAATAATTTTTCTCTTAAATATTCTACATCTCTAATACCATCATAATCTAATCCTTTAGTAGTATCAATACGAGTTGATGTATCATTACCACGTACTGGAATATAGAAATCTTCCATCATGTTTTGCATGTTATACTTTAGATTATATTCACCTGTTTTTTGGTCAATATAAGGAGTACGTTTCATGTTTGTGATGGTTTTCTGCATAAATGCATCTACCTCGTTTGGTGGAATAGATCCAACATTAATATAATGTATACGTTTTTCAGGTGCGCGAGCAATTCTATGAATTAACATCGCATCTTCCATTAATGTATATTGTTTAAATAATTTACGAGCAGGCTCTAAATATGCTCTACCATAAGGTAAATAATTAGTATCAGCTAATAATCTAAAGTGAGCCATTTCATAGTTATCAAAATGTATACCACCATTTTGTTTTTGTTGGTTTGGCATAGTATACATTCCTGAACTTGGGTTAGCTAAACCATCAGGTGAATATAAAAATCTTACATCAGCTGGATTTTCAGGATTATATCCTTCTTCTCTTGATATATGATATGCTGTATAAGGTATAACATTATAAACTCCAAATTTTTCTGCAATTTCTAATTTTAAAAAGAAATCACCATACTTACACATTTGTCTAGTCCATGACCATAAATTAAATTCGATATTTAATACGTCATAAAATAGATTGTATAATATTTTTTGTATGTCTTCATTTGCACTTCTAATTTGAAGTACTTCACCCATGTCATTTTTTAAAGTAGATTCATCCGCTATAATATCTAAGGCTGAAGCGATAATAGCATCTTGATCCATTGTATCATATTCTGAATATAATTGTGGTCTAAGATATTGGTAGTTCATGTTGAACTGTTGACCATACAATGAAGTTGGATTAGTAGAGTATATTCTATTATATCTATCTACTAATGAATTAGTTTCTAATTCACCTGTAGCTTGAATTTTACTACTATCTGTTACTTTAAGTTGATTACCTCCTACATTTCGTACTATTACGTCAGTAGAAAATAATCTTTGTAGTCTTGAAAATATGCCTTTATCAGCCATTGTATATAATTATTATTATAAATATTACTTTATTAACCAGCTAATATCTTCTTTACCACGAGTTGTGTCTACATGGTAAGGATTATCAGCTCCTCGGGAAAAATACGCTCCTGAATATGCTGTTCTATTAACTGTCATATTACTTAATGTTTGTTTCGTTAAATCTATACCCCTTTGTCTGTATTTCAAAGCTGTATCTCGAATATACATGGCTATTCCAAAAGACATTACCAAGTCATCGTTATATCCCGTTTGAGCTTCTGCTCTTCCA